TCTGCCTTAATATCCCCGATGCAGTCCAAAACGATGCTAGATAGTCCCTTTACTGCCCGACCAGTCCCGATCGATGGTGACTAATGGCGGCTCGTAAAAAAGTCCTGCGAGGGGCAACGAAGGCAAGGCTCCACAGTCCACTTCTTAAGGGCAAAACACGCTCAGATGAGATTGCCAAGATGGCAGATGATCTAGGGACTCCCTTATTACCGTGGCAGAAGTGGTTACTAGACGACATGATGCGCGTGGACAGTAAAGACATGTACATCCGCAAGACAACCCTGCTATTGGTTGCTAGACAGAACGGTAAGAGCCATCTAGGCCGCATGAGGGTTATCTGGGGTCTGTTCTATGGTGGCGAGACTAAGCACCTGATCATGAGCTCTAACCGAGCAACCGCACTTATGACCTTTCGAGAGATCGCATGGATCATTGAGAATGCACCGCACCTTAAGGCAGGCACTAAGGCGATCCGCTATGCCAACGGCGGAGAGCGCATTGAACTGCTCAATGGGGCAACGCTTGACCTCGTATCTGATACCCGTGACTCATCTCGTGGACGTACTGCAGATTTTCTCTGGATCGATGAGGTTCGAGAGATCAGCAAAGACGGTTACACCGCCGCAATTCCAACCACTCGTGCCCGTCCTAATTCCCAGACCCTTTTAACATCGAATGCCGGTGACGCCTTCTCGGAAACACTCAACACACTAAGAGAACGCGCCTTATCCGCACCGCCTAAGTCTTTCGGGTTCTACGAATACTCAGCACCGCAATACTGCAAGATCACAGACCGTAACGCATGGGCAATGGCTAACCCTGCCCTTGGTTACACAATCACGGAGGAATCACTTGAAGAAGCTGTGGCGACTAACAAAATTGAAGACACTAGAACTGAGCTTCTATGTCAATGGATTGATTCTCTACAAAGTCCGTGGCCTCACGGCGTACTTGAGGCAACGTCCGATGCCACGCTCACGATTCCTGTCGGCGGTTATACGGTCTTTGGGTTCGATGTATCTCCATCTCGCCGCAATGCGAGCCTCGTTGCTGGTCAAATTATGGGTGACGGACGAATCGGAGTGGGAATCCTCCAGACGTGGGAAAGTCAGGTCTCGGTAGATGATCTGAAGATCGCAGCCGAGATAAAGGCGTGGGCTGATCAATACAGACCTAAGATGATTTGCTTTGACAAGTACGCAACGCAATCGATCGCCGAGCGTCTAGCCAATGCCGGTCAAATTACGCAAGACGTCTCAGGCCAGCAGTTTTATCAGGCCTGCTCCGACCTTCTTGATGGGCTCGTCAATGGTCGAGTAGTACACAACGGCCAAGAGGAATTGATCAAGCAGATGAATAACTGTGCGGCCAAGACCAATGACTCTGCATGGCGAATCATTAAGAGAAAATCAGCAGGCGATATATCTGCACCGATCTCACTTGCTATGGTCGTATCAATGTTGATGAAGCCACAACAGGTAGCGGCTATATACACGGAATGACCTACATGTAGTGTATAATTGCAACCTATGGGTATCCTTTCGCGCCTTACAGGTGCAGCACCAAAGAGTAATATCGAGGCTCAGTATGCGCCTCAGGTTATGGGCGAGTATTCACCTTATGCGATGCCTTTCCAGTTTGCCTATGTCGGTCGCACCGAGGCTCTAGGTGTCCCTGCCCTAGCTCGATGCCGTAACCTACTTGCTGGCACGATCGGCACAATTCCGCTAGAACTTTACAAGAAGTCCACCGGCGAAGAACTAGGCAAGCCACTCTGGTTAGATCAGCCTTCCTATCATCAACCTCGATCAGTAACGATCGCCTACACAGTTGATTCGCTTTTATTCTACGGACAAGCATTCTGGCAGGTCGTTGAGACCTATCAGGAAGATGGTCGCCCTTCACGCTTTGAGTGGATCGCTAATAGCCGCGTAACCGCAATATTCGATCAGGATAATGTTTTCGTTAAGTCTTACGCCATCGATGGTACAACAGTACCGATGGATGGCCTCGGTTCATTGATCACCTTTCAATCATTGAACGATGGCATTCTCAATACTGGAGTATCGACTATCCGAGCAGCTCTCGACATCCAGAAGGCTAGTGTCATCGCTGCTGGTACTCCAATGGCCACAGGCTATCTCAAGAACACAGGCGCAGACCTACCACCTGCAGAAGTACAGGGATTACTTGCAGCATGGAAGTCAGCACGTCAGAATCGCTCTACTGCATATCTAACTTCGACACTTGAGTATCAGACCGTAGGCTTTAGCCCTAAAGACATGATGTACAACGAAGCGATCCAGAATCTTGCTACAGAGATCGCTCGCCTTTGCAACGTGCCTCCATATTACGTCTCAGCAGATCAGAATACGACGATGACCTATGCCAACGTCCAAGACGAGAGGCGTCAATTTCTGACGCTATCTTTGCAGCCTTATGTATCCGCCATTGAGGATCGTCTATCAATGGACGACATTACGGCTCGTGGAAATATCGTCAAATTTGACATTGACAAGAATTACCTTCGCACCGATCCAATGGTCGAGTTGGCAATCATCCGCGAGATGCTTGATCTACAGCTCATCACCCAGGAACAGGCGATGGAAATGACAGACCTAACACCTAACGGAAGCGAAGGAATGATATGAGCGAGATGCTTACATTCTCGGCAGAACTGACTGCAGATAGCGCAGCGCGCACAATCTCAGGCAAGATCGTGCCATTCGGCGGCGAGGTTGGAAACACCTCAGCCGGTGCAGTTGTCTTTGAGCGTGGCGCGATTAATATCGCTGACACAAGCAAAGTGAAGCTCTTACTTGAGCACGATCCTAAGCAGCCAATCGGCCGCGCTCAATTCTTCAATGAGACAGAAGATGGCATCTTTGCATCTTTCAAGATCTCTAAATCATCCCGTGGCACAGATGCTCTTATCGAAGCCTCAGAAGAACTTCGCACAGGTCTATCTGTCGGAGTTATGGTCAATGCAGCAAAGCCTAAGAATGGCGTTCTGTATGTATCGAGTGCTGACCTACTCGAAGTAAGTTTGGTTCAGGCAGCAGCCTTTAAATCTGCAGCCGTAACCGATATCGCGGCATCTGAAGACGAAGCCGTTGAAGACACCCTACCAACAGAAAGCGAGACAGCCACCGTGGAAGATACCACTTCAGCAGTCGAAGCAACACCTACAGTTGAGGCTGCCGCAGTTGAAGCTGCTCGCCCTGCTGTAACAGCAATGGCTTACACAAAGCCACGCATTGAACTAACCGCTGCAAAGTACGCAGAAAACTCAATTCGCGCAGCACTTGGCGATGAGTCAGCACGTCAGTACATCGCAGCAGCAGACAACACAACAGACAACGCTGGTCTTGTACCAACACGTCAGTTGTCAGAAATCATCAACCCACTCGGTACAACAATCCGTCCATCGATCGAAGCGATCTCACGCGGAGTTTTGCCGGACGCTGGAATGACCTTCGAAATCCCGAAAATTACCCAGATGCCTGTGGTATCAGAGGTCGCTGAGGATGCTGCATTTACTGATACAGATCAGAACTCAGCGTTCCTTTCAGTCTCAGTTAAGAAGTACGCCGGACAACAGACATTCTCTGTTGAGTTGCTTGATCGCACATCTCCAGCATTCTTTGATGAGCTTGTTCGCAACATGGCCGCAGCATACGCAAAGGCTACAGATGCAGCAGTAAACGCAGCATTGATCGCAGGCGCAACAGCAGATGCAACAACCACAACAACATACCCAACAGCCGCAGAGCTTCTCGGTATTGTTGCCCGTGGATCAGCATCTGTTTACAACGCAACACTCGGTCTTGCTAACCCATTTGCTCGCAACATGATCGTAAACACAGCACAATGGTCTAACATCATGACACTCAACGATTCAGGTCGTCCAATCTACAACGCTTCACAGCCACAGAACGCTGGCGGCCTTGTAACACCTACAGCTTTACAGGGTAACGTCGCAGGTCTCAACCTCTTCGTAACACCTAACACAGCAGCAGGAACCGACACAGATGGATCTATCCTCATCGTGAACCCAGATGCGTACACATGGTACGAGTCACCAACCTACCGCCTCCGCGCAGAATCAACTGCAGCAGGTCAGGTAACAATCGGTTACTACGGCTTCGGAGCAATCGCTACCAAGGTCGGCGCTGGCGCATTCAAGAACAACAAGGCGTAATAGCCACCTAAGTCGCTGGAGGGGTAGTGCCCTTCTACCCCTCCAGTCTTTAGAAAGGTAAATCAATGGCTCTCACAACAGTCGCAGAACTTCGCACCGCCCTTGGCGTAGGTACCCTTTACGCTGATGCCGTGCTGCAACAAGTCTGCGATGCCGCTGATAACGTACTTCTTCCTTTCATTTGGTCAAATACCCTTTCAATTATCGGCCATAGCAATACCGCCAATACTGGCACTTCTTACTTCGCAGAATCGATCGAAGATAAATTATATGTAGGCGAGACCGTAGTAATCACAGGTGCAGGATCAAAGCACAACGGATCAAAGACAATCACAGGTCGTGACAGCCACTCAATTACTTATGCAATTACCGGCAACAATAACGCCGTAACCCCACGCCATCCAATTAACCCTTATGGCTTACTTTCAGCAGAAACCTATCTTGATCCTGCTACAGTCCCAGCAATTCAAGAAGCTGCGCTTATGATCTCAATCGATATCTGGCAGTCTCGACAGGCTCCATCTTCAGGCGGAGTCACCATCGATGGCTATGCGCCAAGCCCTTACCGCATGGGCAACACCTTGCTTGCTCGCGTTCGTGGACTTCTTGCACCTTATCTCGATCCGCGTTCTATGGTGGGCTAATGTCTGCCATCTCAACACTCCGCGCAGGCTTGGCCTCGGCACTTACCGACAATTCACTCTATTCAGTATTCGCTTTTCCACCTGCAACACCTATCGCTAACAGCGTTATTATTTCGCCTGCCGATCCTTACATCTCACCGTCTAACGGCTGGCATGCATCTATTTCACCGATGGCTAACTTCACCATCTCAATCATGGTGCCGCTTCTCGATAACGAGGGCAATCTAAACGGAATTGAGACTGACGTAGTGAGGGTCTTTGACCTTCTCGCGGCATCCTCATACACCTATAACGTCACAGATGTATCGGCTCCAGCCGTACTCAATGCCGTCTCGGGTGATCTTTTAACCTGCAATATCAACGTATCAATACTAACGAATTGGAGCTAATCGATGGACGATTGGACAAAGGAACAAGCTGACTTTCTAGTCAAGATCGGTCAGCTCCCACCAGCAGCACCAGCACCAAAACCTACTAAGAAAGACGAGGAATAATCTCATGGCTGTATTTATGAGCAACAAGGTCGGCGTGAAGGTTAATTCAGTCGATCTATCAGACCACGTTACATCTGTAACACTTAACCGCACATTTGATGAGCTTGAAGTCACCGCAATGGGAGACTCAGGCCATAAGTTCGTCAAGGGCTTAGAGGCATCATCAATCACTATCGATTTCCTAAATGACACAGCATCTGCCAACGTACTTGCAACCTTGCAGGCAGCGTGGGGAACTAACGTCACAGTAGTTCTATTGCAGGATAAGTCAGCGGCAGTTTCAGCGACAAACGTTTTGTACACCGCTACTTGCTTGATCAACAACACCACCGACATCAACGGTGCTGTAGGCGATCTCTCAACACAGTCTGTTACATGGAACGTTTCTGGTACAGTAGCAGTTACCACCACAGGCACATTCTAAGAAACTAAACAAAGGGGCAACAGCATGGCAAAACTAATAGTCACGATGGCAGACAATAGCGTTACCGAGATTGAGATCACACCTCGATTGGAGTACGCGTTCGAGCTATATGCTAAAAAGGGATTTCACAAAGCGTTCCGCGATGATGAAAAGCAGTCAGATGTCTATTGGCTTGCATGGGAAGGCCTTAGACTAAGTGGAGTCACGGTTAAGCCTTTTTCGGCAGACTTTCTTGATACCTTAAAGAGTGTCGAGGTTGCAGAGTCTGACCCTTTGGCTTAGGGCGGGATAGCATCCACTACCTTATTGCTCGCTTGAGCATTGAGACGGCTATCCCACCCCAATCTTTAATTGATTTAGATTCATCAATGCTCCAGATGTTACTGAAAGCGTTGAAAGACCGAGCGAAGGAGCAGAGCGATGCCTACAGAGCTAAAAGGCGCTAACGAGCTGCGCCGGGCTCTGAAGAAGTTTTCGCCTGATCTGGACAAAGAAACCCGAGAAGAGATGATCGGATTCTTAAAGCCATTGGTCAAGAAGTCACGTGGATTCTTGCCGTCTAATGGTGAGGCTCCATCTGGCTGGGTCGGTACATCTGAGGCTGGCAAGTTTCCTAAATACGATGCGGGCACAGCACGCAGAGGCGTAGGCTATAAATTGACACCTACCAAGCCTAACCGCGAGGGCTGGTCATCAACTGTCTCAATTCACAATAAGACAGCGGCAGGTGCGATCTTTGAGACCGCTGGCCGCAAGTCTGGCATTACTGGTCGATTTACTCCACGCTTGCAGGGAACACTTGACGGCGCAGGCAAGATGTCAGGCCGCGCCATGTTTAAGGCATACGCTGAGGATGAGGGTAAGGCTAAGGCTGGAGTAATCAAGGCGCTTGAAAAAGCAGCCGCTAAGTTTAATGGGAGCAAGTAATGGCTGAATTAAGAATCCCGATAGTAGTCGAAAACAAAGGCAAGAAAGCTCTCAAAGATGTTGATAAGAGCATCAAGGGTCTCACTGGCACATTCAAGAAACTTGCAGGCGCAGCAGGCATTGGCCTATCAACTACAGCCGTCATTAACTTTGGCAAGAATGCAGCAAAGGCATTCATGGAAGATGAGAAGGCCGCCAGCCGTCTGGCTATGGCTGTTAAGAATCTTGGCTTAGGATTTGAGACCCCACGCATTGAACAATTTATCTCTCAGTTATCAAAAGCCTCAGGCGTCACAGATGATCAACTTCGTCCAGCCATGCAGAAATTATTGCAGACTACTGGATCGGTTAAAAAGTCTACAGAATTACTTACTCAGGCACTAGACATCTCACGCGGCTCTGGCGTTGATTATGAGACCGTAGTCAATGATTTGAGCATGGCTTATGTTGGCAATACTAAGGGTCTAAAGAAGTATTCACTAGGTCTTACGAATGCAGAACTAAAGACCATGAGTTTTGCCGATATTCAGGCGAAACTTACCAAGCAATTCTCAGGTGCTAACGCTGCCTACCTAGAAACTTATGCAGGAAAAATGCAGATACTTTCTACGGCTGCAGGTGAAGCGACGGAGATCATTGGCAAGGGCTTAGTAGATTCGCTTAGCATTCTTGCAGGTGAGGGCAATACTGTTCAACCGCTTGCAGATTCTATGGAGCAACTTGCAACCTATATCAGCGAGGTTATTACTGGCCTTGCAACAATGATTGCAGAGTTCAAGAAACTACCTGGGGTCGAAAAATACATTAGCGACATCTGGCCACAGATAGTAAAACTTAGTGTGCCCGGACAATTATTAGATTTCATTCGTCAATTTGGAACGACCACGACCCCGGGAATGGGCGGCTATCCTTCATCTGCATTGGGTGGCACTTATATCGACCCTAATGAGGCAGCTCGCAAGAAGGCAGAAGAAGAGGCTCTAAAGCGCGCTAGGGCATTGGCAGCGTTACAGGCTAAAGCCCTAGCAGAAACTAAGAAAAAGGCGATACTTGAAAGTGCAGCCCGTAAGCTGGATCTTCAGCGGATTAACATTACCGCTGCCTTAAAGGGCAAGATCAGCGAGACAGATAAACTATCTCTACAGTTACAGCTTGCTCTATTGAACGAGAATGACGATCAGGCTAAGAAACTATCTGATCAATTAGATGCAGCCATCAAGCGCCAAAAAGAATTAGACGCAATGATCCTTGCAACCCCTAAGGCTCCTAACCCTTATGCCGACTGGTCAATCCCTAAATTAGATTTCGGTGGCAATCTTCTCGGATCAGTCGTACCAAATTTCGTACCACCATCATGGTCAATGCCAGAGATGTTCGGACAGCAAGGCGGCTTAAGTGCAGGCGTGGTTGCTGGCGTTAATCCTAATATCAACATCACAGTCGAGCTCGATGGTCAGGCTGTCGGTGGTGCAATCAAAGACACTCAGATCAATGACTCACTATCTGGATCATTTAGCCAGACTAATCGCTTCGCCGCTAAGGGTGCTATCGCGATATGAGTCTGCCTGCCCAAATATCCGTATCTTTCGACTTCTCTCAGGGTGCTACCTTCGGCTTCCCGTTTACTATCGGAGATGCTCGTAACGGTATTATCGGCGTGTCTCAGTTCGCATCAAGCGAAGTACCAGAGCCCGTCATCGATCTCAGCGATGTCACCCGATCCATCAAGATCGTGCGAGGACGCAACATCATGCGTGATACCTACGAGGCTGGCACATGTACTGTGAGAGTTCTCGACCCTCAATCTTTCTTTAACCCCCAGAATTTATCGTCGCCGTATTATGGCTACCTAACTCCATTGAGAAAGATTCGCGTAGCTGCCACTACTACCACCGCGCAGGAGTTTTTATTCTCGGGCTATGTCGATGCCTACAAATACTACTACCCTACGGGGCAAGAAATCGGCTATGTCGATATTCAATGTTCGGATGCATTTAGACTGTTTCAGATGGCTAACGTCTCTACTGTCTCAGGTGCTACCGCTGGCCAGACTACTGGCACACGCATTGGCAAGATTCTTGATCAAGTCTCATTCCCTACATCGATGCGAATCACCGACACAGGATCGACTACCGTACAGGCAGACCCTGCAACAGCCCGCACAGCACTTGCAGCTCTCAAGGCTGCAGAGTTCGCCGAGCAGGGCGCATTCTTCATCCGTCCAGACGGTACGGCAGAATTCAAGGATCGTACCGATGTAGTGGGCTCATTGGCTGCAACCCCCACCGAGTTTAATCAGACTACAGGTATCCCGTACTCAGACCTTAAATACGCCTTTGACGATAAGCTCATCATCAATCAAGCCAGCATGACACGCATCGGCGGCACAGCGCAGATCGCTACAGATGCCACCTCATCGGCTAAATACTTTCCACATGGCACTACTGTCACAGACATGATCCCAGAGACAGATGCGCAGGTCTTAGACATTGCTAAGATTTACGTTGCTACCCGCGCAGAGACCACAATCAGAATCGATCAGATGACGGTTGATCTACTTGACACAGCCGTACCGACAGATACAATGATCGGCCTTGATTACTTTGATAATGTCAAGATCACTAACGTCCAGCCTGACGGCTCGACTATTGTAAAGACCTTGCAGGTTCAAGGCTTGGCATGGGATATCACCCCTAACAGCATGAATTGCACAGTTACAACACTTGAGCCTATAGTCGAGGGATTCATCATCGGATCATCGACTTACGGTATAATCGGACAATCCATATTGGGTTACTAGGAGATAAACAATGGCAACAGGCTTCCCAGCATCAACAGGCGACATCTTCACAGCCGCGGACTATAACGGTCTAGTAACCTTTGACGTCAAGGCAGACCAGACGGCAGACTACACAATCGTTTTGGCCGATTCTTATCAGGTACTTATCCCGATGAATAAGGCAACAGCCGTCAATCTCAACATCCCAACCAATGCTAGTGCAGCCATTCCAGTCGGTTCAGTCATTACCGTACTCAATAAGGGCGCAGGCGCAGTTACCATCAAGGCTGTCACATCTGGCACCACTACAGTCCTTTCAGCTGGCGCAGTAGCGGCACAGCCTACTTTGGCTCAATATAAGTCAGCGGCTCTCATTAAGACCGCGACAGACATTTGGTACATCGTAGGAGCGATTGGCTAGTGTTAAATTCCATCGTAGGGGTTATTGGTGCGCCTACATCGGCTGCAGGGTTGCCTGTCGCAGGTGCAGCTTTATGGTTAGATGCCGATGATGCATCAACATTTACTTATTCATCTGGAGCATACGTTTCACAATGGAATGACAAATCTGGAAATAGTAGAAACTTTACTCAAGCCACGACATCGGCACAGCCTTTAAGACAGGCAGCAATTCAGGGTGGTAAAGCTGCACTTAACATGAATATTGGCGGCACAGTTCGATGGGTAGCTAATTCTTCTTATAATTTCTCTAATGCCGCATTCACCGTATTTACAGTCTGCGATTTTAATGGCAGCAATTTTCCTGCAGCAGTAGGCCGCAACTTAGGTTCAGTATCAGGTGGGCCAGCGTTGGCACTCGGAGCAGATAGCGGTTCTAGTTTCTATGCGATATCCAGAATCCAACAAGCTACATCATCAAGTAATCTTTCAGTAACTGGATCAAATGCCGATGTAGCAGTCTATAAATCTTCAGGGATTTCGGCGGGTAGCATCAGCGTGAGCGTTTATAAAAACGGCACAGCCGCTTCAGGGGCTTTGAGTCTTGGTAGCCTTGCGGCAGGAGATAAAACTATTATTGCTGCCTCACGCGATGGCGTAGCAGATTATTTTAATCCCGATGGTTATGTCTGCGAAGTTATTATTTACCCTTCACAATTATCTGATACAGATCGAAATCTAGTTGAGGCTTATCTTAAGACAAAGTGGGGCACGCCATAATGACATGGGTAAAATTTGATTCTATAGATTCTTTTAATGCGTGGCACGATCAAATTAAAATCGATCTAGGGTTGCCATTGCCAGCCATTGACGCAGAGGGAAATCAAGTAATGGGTCAAGAAACTACAGATTATACAATTCCGCACATTGTATCGGCTACAGATATTCGTGCAGATATTGAGCATGATTTAACAGATGGCCTTACATTGTCAGAAAATCCATATCAGGATGATCGTGTATGAAACCGAGACTCTCCCAGTCTGCCATTCAGTTACGCGAGCAGATAGATGACACATTCCCAGATCGTGATCGATCTTCAGACGGATGGATCGGTGACGCAAGACACGCTCTGCGCAAGTCTGATCATTCTCCAGATGAGCAAGGCTGGGTTCGTGCCATTGACATTGACCGCGACCTTAGTGGCAAAAAAGGCAAGCCCGACCTCATGCCTGATCTGGTCGATCAGATTCGAGCATTGGCAAAGTCTGGCGATAAGAGAATCTCTTACATCATCTTTGATGGAAAGATCGCATCGCCTCGAAAGGCTTGGCGTTGGCGTACTTATACTGGGATTAATCAGCATCGTACACACGCACATTTTAGCTTTACCAAGCAAGGCGATGAAGATCGCACGTTCTTTAATATCCCGATGATAGGCGGCAAATAATGAATATGAAGCATCCAGCAATCGTAGCTCTAGGCGCATTCCTAGCCGTCTGGGGTACTACATCTAACTTCGCTTTAGACTATCGCTCTATCCTTGGTGCGATCGTTGCCGGTGTATTCGGATATGCGAGCCCTAAAAAATGACAATGAGCGACATGATCACCCTTTACTTTGCCAGCCTTGCCGTCATCGGTGGCCTTGCAGGCTATGTCATCACTCATCTACTATCTGAAATTAAACGACTCAATTCGCGTGTCGATGAGATTTACAACATCTTGCTTGAGAGATAATTTTTAGCATGGCACGAAAGAAAGTCATCGATCTCGATACTTACTCACAACTAGACGCTTACGCGATCTCTATGCATGAGTTTTATAAATCACTTCGCAGAGCAGGCTTCGCCGTTGATCTTTGCCTAGCGATTATCACAGACCGAGATGCTTACCCTGATTGGATCTTGCCATCGATCCCTGACCGAGTGGATCGCCTACCCTACGAGGACGACGACGAGGACTAATGAAGCGCATTGTCATAGTGAGTGACCTACAGGTTCCATTCCACGATAGACACGCAGTAAAGAATCTAGTCAGTTTTATCAGTAAGTTTAAGCCGCATGAAGTAGTGACCATTGGTGATGAGATCGATTTCAACACCCTGTCAAAGTGGAGCGAAGGGACGCCAGAAGCCTATGAGCAGACTCTTGGAGACGATCGCGATGAGGCTGTTCAGGTACTTTACGACCTACAAGTAACCCAGATGATTAGGTCTAACCACACAGACCGCCTCTACACCCAAATCATGAAGAAGATCCCATCTTTCCTATCCTTGCCAGAGCTGCGCTTCGAGAAGTTTATGCGCCTCGATGAGCTAGGCATCACCTTCCACAAGAAGCCCTATAACATCGCGCCTAACTGGATCGCAGTCCATGGCGACCATACCCCTATCAAGTCACAAGGGGGTCTCTCAGCCCTTGAGGCGGCCCGTAGGCACGGGAAGAACGTTATCTCAGGTCATACTCACAGGGCAGGCAGATCGGCCTTCTCAGAGGCCTCTGGAGGCCGTTTAGGGCGTGTTTTACATGGTGTCGAGGTAGGTAACCTCATGGACTTTAGCAAGGCCTCATATACCAAGGGAACGGCTAACTGGCAGCAAGCCTTCGCCATCATGTACGTCGATGGAAAGAACGTGCAGGTTGATCTTATTTACCTAGAGAAGGACGGCACATTCGTAGTCTCAGGCAAGCGTTATGGACGACCTAGATAACGAGCTCAGCCGGTCGATAGACGACCACATAGACGAGGCAGAATTGTTACCGTTTCGTTATCAAAATATCTGAAAATTCCCCCTTAGGGCGTGAGACAGTTGTGCCACCAACAACAGAAAGGGCACAACATGTTCGATCCATCATTTGGTGACGTAGTAGTGATGTTTATATTAGCTGCGCTATATTTCCACCTTGGCCGTACTGTCGGTCATCGAGTAGGTTATCTTAAAGGCCGTAAAGCGGTGCAGGCCTACTACGACAAGAAGGAAAGGGTGAAAGTGTGAGAGCCAGTGAAGTCTTATTATCAGCTACTGACGTTATTGGAGACCGAGGAAGAGTTTATGGTCATCCGCGTATCAATCAGACTCGAATCGCATTACGACTCCAACAGATGCTTGAGGTTCCGATCACGGACCACCAAGCGTGTCTGGCGATGGTCGAAGTCAAACTTGCACGATTGCAAGAGACCGCAGACCACGTTGATTCCTATATCGACGCGTGTGCCTACTTGGCGCTAGCTTGTGAACTGATCACAGAAAAGGATGATTTATATGTTTAATCTTGAAGATTACGAGACAGTAGAAGAAAGACTAATCAAGTTTTGGAAGGATCATCCAGATGGCCAAATTCACACTCGACTTATTGACCAATCGTCTGGACGCTTTATTGTGGAAGCGTCTATTTATAGGACTGAGGCAGATGCAAGACCATGGACGACTGGATTGGCTGAGGAAACAGTACAAGGTAGGGGCGTCAATGCCACATCCGCTTTGGAGAACTGCGAAACTAGCGCGATTGGTCGCGCTCTTGCAAATGCTGGTTATGCTACAAAAGGTAAAAGAGCTAGTCGTGAAGAAATGACAAAGGTTGCTAAAGCCGATGAAGTAAAGGCTAACATCGATGAAGTAAAGGCTAAGATGGCTAATACATCTGGCGAGTACATCCCAGTAGTGAAAGAAGATGATCCATGGACTATCAAGCCTTCGACTATGCCGCCCACAATGGGGGAAGCTGTTGCGACGGTGAAAGAGATCATTGGCGGCCAGACAGAGAAGGATATTCCGAAGTGCGCCCATGGTGACATGATGTGGAAGACTGGCACTACTAAGGCAGGTAAGCCTTGGGGGCATTTCAAGTGTAAAGCAGCGGTAACAGGTGAGATCGGTGGACGCTGTGAAGCTCCTAATGATGTTATCTGGTACGAGATTGCTCAAGATGGATCATGGCAACGCCAGAGAGCGAGAGCGTGATGACTCACGATGAATTAATAGATGCAATAAATCGTCAGATCATAATTGCACCGCCATTTGCATTAGGGGGCTATACGGTATTTCTTCGATCCTTACATAAAGTGGTTGAATTACACTGCAATTATCACGGAATGTGCATGGAGTGTGAATTAACGGATTATCCATGCCCAACAATTGAAGCAATTGAGAGGGAATTAGCATAATGGGACGCTTACAGTTCATGAATCAAGATGGCGAGTGGGAATCATTTCCAACAGAAGATGAGATTCATCGATCTAAAGAGGTGATCGCAATCCTTGAAGAATTCACATTTATGACTAGATGCTGTCTATGTAATGAGTCAATACCGTACAAAGACATCAAGGTAAATCTCAAAAATAAGAGCTGGTCATGTTCGAAATGTCACGCGGTCAATGGCCTCACAAAGCCGTAAATACCGAGGATTCTCGACCGAGCGCGTGGTCGCTCGCTACCTATCGCAATGGTGGCCACATGCAGACATCGGTCGAGGGGCTGGAAAAGATATAACACATGTCCCGTTCGACATGGAAGTTAAGGCTAGATCGGCGTTCCAGCCTAAAGCATGGATCGATCAGGTTACAAAGAGGGCGGCTAAAACTGGTGGGCTGCCTATCGTTACTTGCCGTCTTAATGGACAGGGAGAAGGTAGTCCCCAAGACTATTTGGCCTTTATGCGGCTTGGTGATCTGGTCGGTCTATTGCTGAGAGCAGGTTACGGGGATTTGACCGATGATCTTGATAAACTAGAGCCTATGAGATGCAAGCAATGTGGCGCATGGGCGTTTACAGAAGTCTGCAGAATGTGTGAGCCAGATGCCAACCTATGAATTTGAGTGCGATAACGAGCATTGCGAGTCTAATGCCAGAATAGAGAAGTGGATGTCTATCCATGAGCCTCATGATCTGGAATGCCCATTCTGTCATTCGTCAATGAGTAAGGTCTATTCAAGTGTAGGGGTATCGTTTAAAGGATCAGGGTTCTACAGTACGGATAACAGATGACTTATGCACACCTGTGGATAACTAAGTGTAGAAACGTTACAACACGCTTACGACACGCCCATGTTATCCACATGCTTGACATGGATGGTACTCTCAGGCGAGAGCCCTTCAGGGGCTCAACACGCGCCCGTAAGGCGAGTGCGCGAGTGGTCGCCATCGTTATTGGGGGAGCTCTATTCATGAGCATAGCCCCTGTATCAAGTGGCTCAATAGATGCCACTAAATACGTTAAGCAATTAGCTGATTATCAATTAACAGAAAGACAAGAAGGATGTCATCATTCGATTGTCTATATTGAGAGTAGATGGCTATTAAGAGCTGTAGGTAATAAGCATGGTAGTAAGCAGACCTATGGGCTATATCAGATTAAGAGTGAGTCCATGCGTAACGCTTCAGCGGTTAAGCAATTCTGGACTTACTATTACTATGTAGCACATCGTTATGGATGGACAGTCTATGATGAGCCTAACTATTGTAAGGCGCTACATCATCTAAAGACTAAGGGATGGCAATGAGTACAAAGAGAGGTGATCCTCGACTATCGCGCGCCTACCGTAAGGCTAGGCTGCAGGTGCTAGCTCGTGATGGATTCGTGTGCCACTACTGTGGGCAGGATGCTACGACTGCAGATCACATCATTCCAATCAAAGCAGGCGGTGATCCTGTCAGTCTGGATAATATGGTTGCTTGCTGCATTACATGTAACTCACGCAAGGGTAGTCGTGGACAGGGCGTTTTTTTAGATACCATGCGTAC